GTAGATGGATCTTGCCATGATCTCTTGTTAGAGACAGGTCCGCCCTGATTGGTCTTACCATCCATGACATACTCCTCAACAATCTGAGTTGTATTGTTTGCTAGTCCTAAGAAACCACCCTTCTTCTTGATGTCCTTAGTGATGTGCATTGTCTTAGGATCGTTAGCAGTGTAACTGATCTTATATCCTTCTTCATCTGCTGAGATAACATACGAAGTATAATCTCCTACTGGAGGATTGATATAAGGTACCTTATTAGAATTCCTAGTTGCTAGTAATCCTATCATACCTATATGGGACACTCCAAAGACTGCACCCAAACTAATTCCTATCCACTTGTTCATTGGTTATTCCTCAATAATTACATTTTGTATTTTTCGTCTGTTGTTATCTTTAATGGTGCTTGTTCTATTCGTATTGTTTGTGAAGGTATAGATGCTTTTGCTAATAGCACTTCCATTTCTTTTTTGCTGATGCCACCACCAGATCCACCTGCACCACCGTTCTGCATCTTCATAGTACCGTCACCCTTCTTAGAAGCCGTCTGGATGCCAAAGCTAGCTAAAACTCCTGTAAAAACCGAAGCTATAAAAGTTGGATCAATTTTCTGTTGCGGTACACCAGGTATGGCGACATAATTTAAAGTCAATATTCCTCCCGACCAGGCAAGAACGGTAATGCGTACAGCTGTACTAATGATTGCTGCTTGTTCTTCAGCATCTGGTATGATGGCAGCTTTGACTTTACCAAAGATACCTTTCTTCTCTTCTTTTAGATCCTTTTTAGAATCTTCTTCTGGTAATACTACTTCTGCCATGTCAAACCTCCGATGATTGTTTCTTTTTACCAATGTTATACTTGGACTCTAAATCCCAATCACCTTTTTCCTTATAGGAAATAATCTTAATTTGACTAAGAGGTGCAGTGTCATTGATAGTATCCTTCTTAGGTACTTCAACTAGACCCCAATCACATAGTAATTGTACGATCCTGTTCCTCCGTTGCACGTCATTCTGAGACAAGTTTGTCCTTTTACCATCTAGAGCAAAGAGTTCCTTAAAATGTACAATGTAGTACTGACCCTTCTTGTGTAATATATGGCATGACTGATATAGTTTTCTTTCTTTCCTAGATGCTACTCCTATCCTTGTAAGAGTTTCACGTACTTTTAGAAAGTCATCAGGTTCCCGAAGGGTAACCTCAACCATATCGTTTTTAGTCCACGATACTTCCATCTCATCGCTCATCCTGTTCCTCCAGTGTTCAGTTTGTTTTTAATATAGTCAATTTGTTGCGGGGATAGCAGCGATAAGGCTTGTCTTGCTTTTTCTATAGAATAACCATAGTACTTTTTAACAAGATCAAGGTTTTCAACCGTGTCCTTTTTTTCCCAAGGACTAAAACGCTTCCTTGGTCTAACCGTATTTATAAAAAAATCGTACTGCATTTTGGCAGGTAAGTTTGAGCATCTATTCATCTCATTTGCATGCATCACAGTGTCAATATGATGTGACATACACTTGTTAATAATGTATGCTGGATATCCCTTCTCGTTCAAGGGATCTTCATCCATGAAGTTGTGTTTTGTGTTGTTTATGCTGTTGAGGTAGTCTTTCAGTTGCATCGTTCCAGTGTCTTATATTACCTGCTATAATAAAACAATTAGTAACAACTAATTGTACAAAGATAAAAGTCCTGATGATGCAGATAATATCATCATACCTCTTTGTGGTTTCATCTTGGAAGGAACCTAAAGCATACTTCCAGACTTTCCAAACAGTCTTCAAGTAAACACCGCAGTTACACCTAAGACCTTAGCGTTAGGATTTCTGGCAAGAGCAACCTCCCTTGCTTCTTCATAATTACGACAGCGAACGGTCTCTGTAAATACTTGACCTGCTACGTATAGTCTTACTTCACACTTCATAGTTCATTAATACCAATTCTTTTCTATCGTTCTGATCTTTCATGTAGTCACCCACAGAACGCATGGTGTAAGTGTGACTAAACTCTGCTGCACCCCAGTCCTTAAAGCGATCCTTTATACACTGACTAGCATTATAACTGATCATTTGCTTACAACAATAATTGTCACAAGATGATGCAAAGGCATCATGATCAAAGTACTTATGCATGTTACCCTTCTTACCATATAGAGCATCACCAATTTCATATGGTGGATCTAGATATACAAATGCTTTCTGATTGTCATCTAGTAATGCAGCAAAATGATAGTTGGTGATCTGCCAGTTCTGAATTAACTCAGTGTAGCCTGGTAATCTTTCAATTCCTCTATAGGAGAAGTTGGAATCTGATGCTTGTTTTGAAAATGAGGAAGACTCAGTAAGACCACTAAAGGAACACTTGTTAACAATGTAGAAAGCAACAGCACGGTCTTTGGCAGAGGAGTTGTCATCATTAATCTTTTGTTTTGATTCGGTAAATAAGTTTTTAGCAGAGTCAGGGTCTGGATGAAAGTTCTTTGCCTTGGTTATCTCTTGATAAAGATAATCACCTTCATGTTGAAGTTGCTGCCAGAAATTGACAAGGGGTTCATACAAATCATTAACCCATACTCTAAGTTTAGGATAGGTTTTAGTAACATGTAATGCTACTGATCCACCACCTAAGAATGGTTCACGATAGATATCGTAATTAGTTAAATCAGGAATCCATTGTGCAAGTTTAGGGACTGCTCTAGACTTACCACCAGGATATCTGAGTGGTGTTTTCAATGCTTTCATTTGAAATCTTCAATAGTAAAGATACTCTTTAGTTCTAGACCTGCATTCATTATAGCATGCTCTCCCCCTTCTTGTCTATCAACTATACTAACAACTCTCTCAACTTGATAACCTGCTCTCCTCATTATATCTGCTGCCTTAATTGCTGAACCACCTGTAGTAATTACATCTTCTAAAATAGTAACTCTAGCACCTTCTACTTGAGGAGGACCTTCAATCCATGCTTGAGTTCCATGTCCTTTAGGTTCTTTACGAACAATGAATGCATCTAGTTTACCATAGGATGTTAATGACACACCTGCTACAAGGGGATCAGCACCTAATGTAAGACCTGCTACTGCTGAAGAGTTCTCTTCTACCATCTCATACATTAACTGCGAGATCATACGAAGTCCAGTACTTGATAAGGTTAAATTTTTACAATTAATATAGTGTTCACTTTCTTTCCCAGATGATAGTTTGAAGTTACCTTTACGATAACAACTCTCATTCATCATCTGTAGTAGATCAATCTTTCTCTGAGTGATTGCTATTTCGCCAACTTTATTTGACATTACATTCCATCATCAATTGTGTAAGACATGCTAGAAGATTGATTTCTTGATCAGCAACAAACGCTGCTTTATACTGATAGTCAGCAATGATCAGAACCATAGCAGCAACACTCTGCTGTTCCAGTTTAGTATATAGGGTGTCGTAAATCTGTCTGAATAAACTCGTAACATCATTATCAATATTATGAACTACCCATGATTTAACGTTAGTAAAATTCTTTTGCTTCAATGCTTCAACCAACTTATCCATCTTAGCATCACCAATAATGGATAGGATACCACTATCAATTCTACCACCTGCTGCATAGCGTTGTAGTTCATTCAGTACTCTTCTCCAATCAGGGAAGTACTTCTTGATCAACTCAGCAACTACCTTCATCTCAAACTCAACATTCTCTGTACCGAGAATAGTATTAACACGTTTGAAGAACTGCTGAGACAGTTCCATCTTTGCCTTACCAGTTATACCAAATTCAACAACGCTACAACGAGAATGGAGGGGTTCAATGATACGGTTTTTGTAGTTGCATGTAAAGATAAAACGACAGTTCTTTTGAAACTCTTCAATGCTTGCACGTAATAGTAACTGGACATCATTGGTGGTATTATCTGCTTCATCAATAATAAGTACTTTGTGCTTCGCTCCACCAACAAGAGAGACAGTAGAAGCAAAGGTCTTTGCCTGATTGCGTACAGTGTCCAAGAATCTACCTTCATCAGACCCATTAATGACATAGAAATCTGCTCCTAACTCATTGCATAATGCTTTTGCTACCGTGGTCTTACCTACGCCAGGCGGACCTGCTAGTAAGAGATTTGGTATCTCACCTTTATCTAGGAAAGATTTGAAAGTATCCTTAATAGAATCAGTGAGAATACAATCATCAATTTTTGTGGGTCTGTACTTCTCTACCCAGAGGAAATCACTTGGCATCTAATATAGCAGCGTTTGCTGTTTTAAAGGATAGGTTAAAACCTATAATAGTCTTTCTCTCGCTGTTTGTCAAGGCAGGAGAACAATGAGGTATACATCCTGGAAATACTAGGATGTCACCTTCTTCAACATCATGCTGATATTTCAGCATAGTGTCAGGATCATATAATAACGTACTGTCTTCTTTCTTTTCCATTTCTAGAAAGTAAACACATGCAACATTTGTATTTCCATGGAAGTGCCAGTTATGAATATCAGTTGTTTGATATTGCTGAAACCATCCATTGACCACATCAAAATCTTTAAGCACATATCTCTCACCAACCTCATCAAAAAACTCTCCTAGTTGATCATAGAAGAGTGTGAAGTAGTTCTTATCTGTTAGTTGTACTTTCTCATAGTAATCAGTTCTTGAGATCTGATCACCATTAGGTTGTGTACAATTACTAGCAGTTGTATATGCTATGGATCTTAGCAGTGGATTCTTTAACTGCTTATGTACTTTCAACGTATGTTTCCATACACTCTTCATGGTTCAAGGGCAATCCAGTATCTGATATTTGTACCTTGAAAGAAAGCAACATTAGCATCACTAATAGTTACTTGATAATCACAAGGAACTAACTTTAAATTTTCAATCTTAAAACAATAGCAATACTCAGCATCGGTTTCACCAACTTCTACTGTGTATGAATTGGATGTATCGTTCTTCTTATCAGTAACACGTAAGGTCATCTTACCATTATGTGCTACAAGACATAGATCAGGTACACCATATACTGCTGCTGCACGTTGAAGTGCATTCAAATTCTCAGCACTTAAAACAAAACGTACATCTTCTGAAGGAAGATCAAGATCTTTATCTGGTGGTTGTACTATAACATCAGGGTCAGCATAGAAAAATCTAGTCTTAGATTTACCACTACTGTTAGTTACAGTTAGATACTGTGTGTTAGTAGTATCAAATTGAGGTTGATCAAACAAACTCAAGCAACCTAGGAAAGAACTAAGATCATAAATTGAAATCTGTTGATCAATACTTTCTTCAATACTTGCTGAGGCAAGGATGTTCTTGTTAACACTAAGAGTTCTAATAGTGTTACCTGGTTTAATTACAATAGACTTGTTGATACTGCTGAAGTTCTTCAGAATATCAATGGTCTCTCTAGAAATTACTGTCATTTGTCGTAGTCAACTGAGAATGCTGTAGGATTGTTTGCGATTGATTGATTTGCTGCTTCTCTCTTATCATTGAAATGTAAGAGTAGCATACCATAGTGAATGATCTTGATAATATCTTTCCTTGCAGATCCTTTACGATCATACCTTGATGCATATTTCAGAACATTACTTCTACAGAATGCTTCTGCGTCACCCACAGAATCAATAAGGTCAAGAGTCTGTACGTTTCCTACAGAATAATGACCTCGGTATGTGTTTGAAATGTAATCGGAGATCTCTTTCAAGATCTCCTGTTCACTATACTTGTTATTCATCTAATGATGCAAGCAATTGCTCGTCTGTCATTTGTCCGTCTTCATTATACACTGTTTCTTCTCCTGCGTCAACCTTTGTGTATAAATCAAGGAATGATTGCTTAGTATCATCATCAAAACGATTGATACAATTGGTCAATGCCTTTAACTTGTCACCAAAGATATGGTACGCTTGAGCAATGTGAACTAAACGACGTGTAGTAATGATCTCATCTACTCCACCATCATAGAATGTTTTACGGATTGCACCTGCCCACTTAACTAGGTTCTCAGCAAACTCTTTCTCACATTTAATGTTAGTAAGAATACGAGTCTCAGTAACAGGAGAAGGATATGCCTGTTCAAAGGTTACAGGGAATCTCTCAAGGAATGCTTCATTAAGTACATTAGTACCAATGAATCTACCATCGTCAGATCCTTTACCCTTAGTGTTAGCAGTAGCAACTACAGTAAATCCTGCTGCGGGTCTAACATACTTTCCAATCTTCTTGAGGAATAAACCTTTACCCTCTAGTACAGATTGTAAGCAAAGAATTTTGTTAGATGCTAGATCAATCTCGTCTAAGAGAAGAACTGCACCTTTCTCAAGTGCTTCAACAACAGGACCGTTATGCCATACTGTGTCACCATTGACTAGACGGAAACCACCGATAAGATCGTCTTCATCAGTTTCAATAGTAATGTTCACACGTATCAAATCACGTTTGGCATTAGCACATGCTTGCTCAACAGATACAGTTTTACCGTTACCAGATAAACCAGTAATGAATACTGGATAATAAGACTTGGATGAGATGATCTTCTTAATGTCATTGTAAGCACCGAAGGGAACAAATGTTGAATCCTTAGCAGGTACCAAGTTTGCTTCAACCTTAGCAGAAGGTGCTGAGAATGTTTTCTCTAGATCTGCTACAGTAAGATTCCACTTACCTCTTCCAACTTTAAAATCTGATAGTCTTTTAAAAACTGTTGGTTGTGTTATGTCAAACTTAGTAACACAGGCACGAATAGCATCGTTTCCAAACTCGTTACCGTATTTTCTTTTGATGAATCTTTTTAGATCAGCAGTTGAGACTTCAGATTTTTTTGGCATTTGTATTTGTTTTTTGTTTATAATAATATTATAGCAGTAATTCTACTATAATGCTAGGTCAATGTGCCACTTTAAAAATTGGGTTTACCTGTGGTTGATGACCCTAAATTATTTAAACTATCCATAGCAATATCCTCCTGACTACCACCACCAGTAATGGGCATAGATGGATCTACAGTAGGATAATCTTTCATAAAAGCATTGGGAAAACCTGCTTGAAAATTCAGACATGCTCGTGCCTGAGTAGGGGCAAACACATGCCCCTCATATAGTTTTTCACGATCTTCTTTATAATAGTATTTGAAGTTCCACTTCGGTAAACTCATGCGATTTGCTCCACAAATTTATTAAGGATTAACTTGTTAGTCATCTTAGAACCCATGTGTTTCTTGAATGCTCTAGTAAGTTCACCCGCAGTTGCAACTTCACCTTTAACCTTAACATTTAGATCTTGGGTATCACCACCTACGTTTGAAGAACCTAGGATTAGAAGTTCACTGTATCCATATTTATCTGTGTTTACGAATCTTTCCTTACTCCATTGCTTATTGTAAGGAATCTGATCTTCCCAGAAAATATTACACTGATTAAGAATTGCATTCATGTCAGATTTGTCACCGATACGAATACCTATCCAGTTATAGTCAGTAACTTCTTTCATGAATCCTACAATCTCTTTTGTAGTTAATTGATGTTGAGATGATATTCTCTTAGAATAACGTGATGCTTTATCACGAAGGATGTATGACTTCATTCTAGAATGACATAGGTATGAAGTTTTCCATTGATCATCTATTGACCAAGTTTCAGTTCTCTTAGTAGCATATGACATTGGATTTGACTCACCATCAGATAAGATTACAACGTTAACCTTATCAACCTTTTCTTCATTCTTGAAGTTAGTAACTAATTGCTTAGTACATATAACTGCTTCAGCAAGAGGTGTACCACCTAGTGTGTAGTTAGGATGAGCATTAATACCATAGTATGATTTGAATGTCCATGCTTGAGTCCAAATAAATTTCATTTGATTCTCTAGTTCTTGCTTATTCATTTTAGAACTGAAGAACTCATACATTTCAAAATGCTCAGTTAATGCTAGATGATTCTCTTGAGGAGTATATGTTTTCTTTGCTTCACCTTTACTATGCCATCCACAGTTGAATGCATATACTCTGAATGGAATGTTTACTTTCTTACAAAACCACATTAGGTTGTATACTTGCTTAAGAGTATCAGTAAGAACACATCCAGTAGGAGTATGATCTGTCATAGAACCTGACCAATCAAGATGCATTACTAAACCATGGTTCTTACCATCAGGAACTGTAGTAACTCTCTTAAAGATGTCTTCACTAATCTTATACTTGTATAGTGAATTAGTATTGATAACTCCAGACTTAGAAGTTGCTGCACGTTGATAGTTAGCAGCAGACTTTTTCATTTCAAACTGCTTAACAAGATAGTTAACTGTCTTGGTTGATGACTTCTTGAACTCATTGAACTTACCAAAGTTGAATTCTAATTGCTTGTTGTAACGTTCTTGCTCTTCTTTATCAGTATGAGCATGACCTAAGAAGTGGTATCTAAGATCTTCAACAATCTCTTTGTAAGGTACAACTATATTTTCTAAGTGAATCTTAGGTAGATCTAAGTATACCCACTCCTTAGCATCATCATCAACTAACTCTTCTTGTGCTTCTTCAAATGCTTCTTGAGTAGTAGCAACTGTTTCGTCAGGTGTATCAGGTCTTTCAGTACCTCTGCTGTAACTAGGAACATCTAGTTGAGCAGGATCTTTAGGAGCATCTTGAGGTACTGGTGTTTGACCTTCATCTGCACCACCATCTTGAACCTCATCATCAGTATTCTTCTGTACTGGAGTGTAATCTACTTGCTCTGTTTCTTCACCAGTTGGTGCTTGATCACCACCGCCACCAAAGATTTCTGGTAGGTCATCTATATCTAAATCTTCTTCTTTTGCTAGTTGCTTACCTTCACAGTACTCATATAATTCTTTTGATAGTTGCTTAACTTCTTGGAATGTTTCACACTTACCAACTCTCTCAACCCATGGTAGTTCCTCAGCACTGAAAGGTACTTGTAGTAAAGAACCAATCTTATAGTGAAGATTTATTCTATCAATGAATGCTAGTTTAGAAACATCTTGTTCTTTTACTCCGAAGAAATCTCTAGCAAATAACTCATTATAACCTTGGTAGAAAGACTTACGTAGACCAGGATAGGTCTTCTTCATCATCTTCTCAATTCTTGCATCTTCTACAACGTTTACAAAATCTTTAGGAGCATCTTCTAGTAGTTCTAATGGAGTATAAAGTGCATGACCAACTTCGTGTCCTACAAGCATGTCATATACATTACCTGTTACATCTTTCCAGATAGGTAAAGCAAGGACTCTTTTCTGAACATCAAAGTATGCTGTTGAGATCTTACGATGCTCCACATGTAAGTTCTCTGTTGCTAGTAGTTTAGCAAGTTGACCTTTGACTTCTGTGTTTACTGCCATTCATTTCCCTGTGTATGTACATATTATAGCATACCTAGTATGCAATGGTCTACCCTAGGGACAGTTTATAAAGCGTCCACCATCTTAGAAAAGTCATTCAACTTCTCAAATTTTAAAGTTCTCATGAACTTATCTTGTAGGATCTCACCTTTATGAGAGATCACAAACACGTTAGTGGTAGAACCTAAATCTCTTAGGATCTTCAGTAGTTCCTGAGTAGAGGAATCATCTAATGAACTATCAAAAACTTCATCAAGAATTAAAAGATTAGTTGCTGCTGAGTTCTTCATACGTGCTACCTCTCTCCATGTAAAGAGAAGTGCTAGGTCAATCTTTTGTTTCTCTCCTTCAGAGAAAGATGCGTATGAGAAATGGTCTCTAAATCTTGATCTGATCACCTCATTGAACTCCTCATCAAGAGTAAAGTTCACATAGAAATCCATTGATTGAAGGTATTTATTAATGAGTGTGTTAAAAATTGGAATGTACTTATTAATAACCTTACTTTTAATTCCACTATCCTTTAACATATAGGACACAGCAGTATACTCATCAAGAACCTTATTGATACCACTACAATCTTCTTCAACTTGTTTGAACTTTTGCTTTAAATCTTTTAAAGTATTCAATTCTTCTTTTAAATTAGGTTGTTCTTCAGTTAAAGATTGTATTTGTTTGTTTAAAATTAAATTATTTTTCTCTAGTTTTAAAGCATCTCGTTCAAGGTTGTTTAAATTGTTCTTTAAATTAAAGATAAGAGTGTTTAATTTTTCTAGTTTACTTACATCTTCAAGAGTATCTTTAATTTGTGATTCTAATTTTACTAGACCTTCCCCATATTTACTGGACTCTTCATCTAATTTGCTACACTTATGTTCTTTAAATTCTGTACCAATAGGTTGTGTACATGTAGGACAAACCTCATTACCATTAAAGAATTTTAGTTCTTTTAACAGGGATGCCTGACGATGCTCTATCTTTATACGCAAAGATTGAAGCTTTTCTAAATCTTTCTTAACATTTTTGTAACTATTGATTTCGGGTTCTTTCTTTTTTAGTTTAAATTCAACACTCTTGCTTTCTTTTTTTAAATTCTTAATCAAATCTTTATTATTTTTAAGATCATCTTCTTTTTCCTTAACTCTTTCTTCATTAATGGCATTGATTTTATCAATATGAGACTGTTGAGTCTCAATTCTTTCCTCTGCTACTGCAAGAAGATGATCACAATCTCTACCTTTGTCTTGTGATTCTTTAATACGATCTTTAAGAAGGGTATTCATCACACCAAAGATCTGAATATCTAATAGATCTTCTACAACTTCACGTCTAACACTAGCATTCAATTGCATGAATGGAACAAACGTACTACTCCCTAGTATAACAACCTGTGTAAAACTTTTAAAGTTTAATTTTAAAATGGTTTGTTCAAGATACTTTTGGTAATCTCTATTAGCAGCATCCTGATCTACCAAGTCATTGTTTTCAAATATCTCAAACTTGGCAGGTTTCATTTGACGACGTACCAAATACTTTCTACCATGTGTAGAAAACTCTATCTCAACTACAGTTCCTTTCTCATTAATAGTGTTTACTAGTTGACCTTTACTAACCTTTCTAAAAGGTTTATTAAACAATACAAAGGTAATAGCATCTAGTATGGTTGATTTACCTGCACCATTAGTACCAACAATTAGAGTGCTTCGGTCACTATCCAATTCAATTTCGGTGAAATGATCTCCTGTTGCTAGGAAATTCTTCCAACGAATCTTTTCAAAAACAATCATAATTCAGGTGGTATCACCAAGGCATCAGGTTCAATAATGGTATAGCGGTAACCAAACTGTTTACAGTTGGCAGCAACTATGTCAACATCAATATTAGCAATTCTTAGATTATCATTCTTATATTCACCAGACTTAGGTTGCTCAGGTCTTGCTTCTAGATGAACTAAGTAACGTTCCGCATCGTCTCTTTCTTGAAAGATATGAACTATCTTCTTCTTCTCTTGGTCTTTAACAGCGTAAACACCATCGTTGCTCTTATCTACTAGTATGAACATGCTTCTACGTAGAGAGATTTCATTATGGATTTGATGTTTTCTTTGTTTTGTTTCATCTCCATCTCATCTATGTAGGACTCTAGCAGAGTTAAAGTGTCTTCGGACTCTACTACCTCTAGTTGTTTTTCTAGAACAGTACCAAGATCTTCAATGATCTTTAAGTCTGCTAGTTCAGACCCCTGTAGAATACGAACAGTCTTGTCAAAATCAATCTGATCTGACTTGTGTTCTACTATCAATTTGACATAAGTACCCTTAATAGTTTCTAGGTCAGGTAAGACACACCCATCATTATAGTAGATTTTGTGGAACATGTCAAATGGATTTCTATAGAATGTAGTCTTTAGAGTATCCGTATCAAACATGTGGAACCCACGTTTACATCCATAATCATTCCAGTACAACTGATATGGATTACCTAGATATACAATGTTATCTTGTCTGGACTTCATATGATAGTGTCCAGTAAATACTTTATCAAATTTTAAAAAGGGATCTCTATCAACCCCAAAGGTCATGACAGCACCTGGATGAGCTTCAAAGCCATTAAGTTCAAGATGGCCAAAACAGCAGCGAGCAGTAGTCTCATTGATTTCTCTGTATATGGCATCTCTGTTGTCATCACATATCCAAGGTAAGAAGAGAATATCAGTACCGTCAAAGTTAATGGTAGTTGCAGATTCAATAATATTGATGTTTTCATACTCTCCCAGTAGTTCTCGTATAGCATTTACTCTAAGTGTGTTCTTGTAATAGATATCATGATTACCAATAAGAGTAGTCATCTGAACACCCATCTCTCTAAGTGGGTCAAACCACATCTCTCTAGCAGCATCTAGAGATAGGAAGTTAATACTCTTTCTCTTGTCAAATGTATCACCTAAGTTGATAATGGTATCTACTTTATGTGCTTTGATGAAAGGTATGACTATCTCACCATAAAACTTTTTGTACATATTAATGTACGCAACGTTATCATTGCGAACACCGAAGTGTTGATCGGTTATTAGGAGAATTTTCACTTATTTCTTTGGGTAGTTTCTATGCGTTGTTTGATCTGATTCATCTCTGCTGTACTACCATCTCCATCTACACTGAATACTTCTTGATAACCTGACTTCTCTATTATCTTATCTCTTATTTCCATTTGTCTTTTTTCTTTAGCAATACGTCTAAGGAAAGCAAAGTAAACTATCTGTGTGAAATAAGCAAATGGATTTTTAGATTTAGCAGGATCAAAGTTGTCTATGTACTGTATACAATTCTCTACACCATCACATATCATATCATCCTTATACATGTAGTTGATAAAGTTTGGTCTGTATGATAAATGAGTAGCAATTTTTAAAAAGCAACCACCAATATAATTATTGACACGAGGTTTAGGTTTACCTTCTCTTTCATTTCTTGCAATTTTGGCACGATACTTTTCCAGCTCCGCTAAGAACTTTTTGTTATCTAGATAGTGCTCCTTTTTCCTAGCTGGCATCTTAGGTTTAGTATACATTGAGCCTGTTATTATATAATGCTATTATACTGAACTTCAAACTAATTGTCAATAGGGGGTTGACAAGAGTAATAAATGTCTGTAGAATAACAATGTCAGTTGTGAAGGGTTACCTCTAGCTATTTTTAAATAGATCTTCAAACTTCTTACGTGCTTCAGATATCTTACCTACCATCCCTTCTTTGGCGGTGACATCTACTCGGTGATCCTTTTTTAATTTTGCCTTCTCTCCATCCCCGCGCTGCGAGTGCAAGAATGATTCGTAAACAAATATCATTTCTCTTGAAAGAGATGCAATTGAAATAACATCCTTTTCACTTACAATATAAAAATCTTCATCAGAAAAATTTTGCCATTGAGTAAAACCAATACCTTTTACTGCTCTGGTCTCATCCATTTCCTTTGTAAAAGATTGTACAACCAAAGGGTCTTGGACGTATAATAAATCGGTGGCGGGGAATGTTGACTTGTCTCGTGATACAATTACTTTCCCAATAAGTTCCTCACCATTAACTAACTTAATAGTACAGTGGAATTCTTCGTCGTGTTTAACGTAGTTTAAAGTCATTTACCTTAGTTTTACGTCTATAATTTCATAATCAAATTGTTCTTCGTTGTAGACTTTTACTCTCTCAATAAGATGATTCAAGGTATAGTTACGGAAACTGTTTCTAGAGATATCATCGGCAATGTCATACAACGTTGCTTGTGATTTGTTATCTCCTTTCCTAAGTACTCTACCAATAGACTGTAGGTTTCTCACCCTAGACTTACTAGGACTAGCAAAGATTACATTATGAAGGTTTTTAATATTAATACCTGTAGAGAAAGTACCATAGGAAGCAACGATAATACTATTATCTGATTCTTCTGTCAGAGACCTGATCTCTTCACGGTCATCAATATCAACACCACCATGTACTAAATGTACTGGGTGTGCTACATTACTATTTAGCAGATCATAAAGAGGGATACCATGACGTTCTACATAGTTAAAGAGAACGAGTGTATTTCCAGTTAGATCTTTTGCTAATCTCATAATGAAATTATTCCGTTGTTCATGAGAAACAATGTATTCCATTTCATCTTGGTAAGATTCAAATGCTTGGAATTCATGCTTTAATACTAGGACTTTAACTTTTAGATCAGCAACTTGCTGTCTCTCCATAAGATCTTTTGTCTTGGTTACCTGTGAACATCTACCAAACAAACCCTCTAGTACTAGTTGATTTGTTTCAGATCCATCTAACGTTCCTGTGAATCCAATCCTATATTTACAGAGATGCAACTTAGACATCAATTGCGTGAGAGATTTTGCTTTGAAAAGGTGAGCCTCGTCACCGATCACTACGTCAAACCTCTTAAACCAATTAACAGGTTGCTTATAGACAGACTGCCAAGTGGTAATTATTACATCCTTTTCAGATGTTTTCTCTTGCCCCGCATATATTTTGTGGCAATAGTAGGACGCTTTCCAACCATAAGACTCAAAATCTTTATGCATTTGCTCCACCAACGTCGTCGTAGGAACTACTATTAATATCTTTCTCTCTACATTTACATGAAACCTAACCAATGAATAGATCATCAAGGATTTCCCACTGGCAGTTGGCGACAATAGGAGCCGTCTGTTGTATCGTAGGCACTCGTATACTCCTCGGTATTGGTAGTCCCTCATCTTTACAGGAAGAGATAAAGAATTTACGAACTGACCCACAGCCTCAGGGGTTATCAGTGGATTCTCTTCCAAGGGAAGACCAAACCTTTCGCTAGGTTCAAACGTATAATCATAACAATTTTCCTGACACCAATCTATCAAGTAATTTGATAGACCTACATATAACTCTCCAGTGCCAGGAGAATATAATCTTATCTTACCATCCCACTTCCGATATCTCCTTTGCCTTTGTAGATACTTAAATCCTGGTACTTCAAATGTGAAGTAATCAGACAACTCTTGATGAACATGAGGCTCGGCAATAACCTTGAGGTTAACCTCATTCTTCTTAGAGATTGTCAGATCCATAATTACATTCCTGCTTGGAATTTCTCCCAATCAATAGCATTTTTAATGTGAAACCCACGGTTGTTAATCGTTCGGATAATTGAATCCAAATAGTTGGTACACATCTCTATATATGACAGTTTAGAACGTAGTTTTATTACGTCAGAATCCCCATTAATAAAGGTTTCTACCTCTTCACGACTAGTTAATTTTAAATCAAAAGGCACCTCACGATACACTGTCGCAGGTGCCTTTCCCTTATAGTATTTCCATTTCTCTTTCAACAAAGATTTAAGTTTCGCTTCTGATTCAATCTTCATTGCATTGAAAGTATTCATGTATTCAAAATACTTTGCATGGAGTCTAGCAATTTTAACAGACTCCTCACCATACAAGTCAGAGTCTATGATTGAATCTTTAGACCACTGCTCTTGTATAATATCTAAATTCATAATCCTTGATCTTTATTTCTAGCGTAGAATTCTTTCAAGGATGATTGAACCGCCTTACCTGTTGGAGGTTCCTTTATCCCCTTCATCTTGTTGTAGTCTTGGTGCATTGCCCCAAGTAACCATGCCTGTGCTAGTTGTTTCGGTCCCTCTGTCAACAATTGGATTTGAAATTTGGATAGACCAGCCTTCATCTCCAAATACTCCTGTCTCCAAGATGTGTCTATCGGTGTGTCCTCTGTCATCTTGTTCCTCCCATGTTTTAACGATGTCGGCAGCTTGTCTATCTACGGACTTCATGGTGTTATATATTTTAGCATCAATCCAGACCTGTGTCAACCATTTGATCGCACCAAGTAATAAATGGTTCCAAGGAAAAGGTTTTTTCCTAGCCCATCTTTCTGCCTTAGCATACCAAGGGTCAGTGCCCTTACCAAAACTAACTTGTACGTCTATTACCACGGTTTAACGCTCTGATTTCATACAGAGTATATCTGAATGTTGCTTCTGCCACAAAAAATTGTGTGTCCGTTTGGGTTACATCAAAGGGTAATGTAGATAAAGATGTTGGAAAACTATCTTCAAATACACACTCAAATGCTACGTTCATTTGGTTATTTAGCACTTGTAAGGTTCCATCCGAGACTAAACTTTTATAGTTGGGTGCATCTCCTCTTCGTTTCGTATCTATCCATACTTTTCTCTCTCCTAAATCTTGTGGAGTACCCATTGCTCTCATCCAATTGTGGATCTGAAGATAGTTTTCTAGGTTCTCATCAACCAAAAATGACAGGGTTAGATCACCATATTTAACATTACCATCAATAGGATACTGAACCAAACCTGCTGTTGGTATATCAACAGAACCTATATCCAGTGCAGGGATACTTGCTTGCTGTACAAGGAATGCAACCTTTGGTGCTTTCTCCAGAATGAATTTGAATCCAATCGGAGCAAGAAAGTTTTTATTTTTTAGTTCCTCTTCGTACCAGGTGGCAGCCATATCTTTCCAGTCTAATCTTAACTATTTAGAATAGATGGCATCCCCGACTACAAGTACATCTAGATCAGTATTATGTAGAATACCAAGTGCATCATTAATACGACCTGCGACTGGTGCACCACCTTGATTAAGTGATGTATTAAGTACCATAGGTAAACCAGTTACACCTTTAAAAGTACTGAGTAAATTATAAAAGTCTTCTTTGTCTTGTCCTACTGTTTGTGCTCTACATGTACCATCAACATGGGCAATAGGTGCAAAGGTATTAGGATCTTTAGTTGGCATATTATATAACATAAACTCAGACTTACCTTCAAATTCAAAGTAGTCACTAACATTCTCTTCTAATATAGATGCACCAAATGGTCTAAACCACTCACGATTTTTGACTCTATCATTAATAAATTTCTTTCCGTCTCTAAGATCAGGTCTCATTAGAATACTTCTATTACCTAATGCTCTAGGTCCGCATTCACCATGACCTTGATACCATCCAACTATATTACCATCAGCAAGTAACTCACAAGTTTCTTCAATTGTTCTTTGTGAAGGTCTGTCAACAGGTGCTTCATCATCTTGCCAGTATGGAAACCCATCTGTTTCAAATGGTTCTTCATTATAAATCTCTCTCAATACTTCTACTATTCCAAGACTCAAACCACCATCATTAGTATGAGGAGGTATATGTATATTCCGTGCCTTTCTTAATTTGGAATTGATAATAGTATTCAGTGCAACACCACCTGAGTATCCAATGACATCTTCCTTTGTACTATTCTCTAAGAAGTACTTCATGAATATATCTTCAGTTACCTCATGACAAAATTGAATATGATCTACTATCTTGAGGTCTTCCCCCTCCTTAGAAATAGAATTATATACGAGACGCTCAAGATAAGGAAGATTCCATAGGTCGCGTATCCCATCAATGTTACACTGTTCATACGTCTTTAACTCCAACTTAGTTTTCTCAATAGACTCTTTTGATAGTCTACCATGTGCTTTTAATGCCATGACTTTACCTGCCATGTCAGAATCCCACCCACTTAGTTTTAAAATATGACCACCAATATCTCCTAATACAGAACCAAAACTAGGTGAGTCATCCATAGTACCCATCTGTATTCTTTTGTCATCTTTAAATATAGTGCGTGTAATTCTATCATCACCAAAACCATCATACACAAAGTCAATCGTAGTATCTACGTTCATTGGCCACAGACTTTTAGCATGAGCATAGTGATGATCTATTCTATAGATAGGACAATAAAATCCCATATCTCTAAAGAGTGGGATCTCTATCTTCTCATATGTTTGGGTGTGATCACACTTTAATTTAGGGTACTTATCATTATCAAATACTATACCAATAGCATTTACTTCATGCGGATCTAAATCCCAACGTTTTAAAACATCTACCCAAGATGTTAGATTTTTATATGCAAAATGTTTTGATTGATAATCTCTTTCTGTATTATAGTACTTTACTTCAGTACCGTTTGTGTATGTGATGTTGGCATCATGATCGTCAAGTCTTAGTCCTAGAAAATTCATAACCAATTTGGTTTGCGGGATGGGTCACGAAGATAATTAGATGCAACCCAAGGTTTGCTGCTAATGTAATTCTTGTAAGCAGTAAAAGTGTCAATGCTTGTGTCATATTTATAGATGTCTGGCATTGCTCTCGTGAAACTTTTAGGGAAATCATTGTTCTGAGGAAAGATTTTGTTTGCGTGTCTCATAGCGGTCTCACAACTATGTACCTTATTATATCTGTGTCTGTACTCTGCACATAAAGCAAGTCCGTGGTCAATCAACCAAAGGAAATTAGTCTGTGCCCAGACAGTACAAGGATGATTACGAAATGCACCTTTCTCAGTTGCATATGGTGTGCCATCTTTTTTCGGAAGAGAACCAAAACCGTGACCCCATTTAGAAGATCCAACAATAGAAAGCATCTGACAAGTCTCCAGAGGCATCTTAACAATATGCTTGTCTGGTAAAACTTGTGCAGATGCAATCGGATCAGGATCAGTAACAAAGATATTCATAATCTCCTGATTAAATTGTAAAGGGGGAGGTTGGATTCCTGTGTACCAACAAGAGGAGGGCATTTCTACAGTTTAGAAAAACTCCTCTGCCTGAGACCCGATTGGTTGATCGGTTCTACTTTCGTAGCAGCACCACCTGTGTCTCATCACCTTAACCAGCTATATGCCAGTAAGTTTATTCAGTCACTCCCGACGTAACCGTCGTTACCCCTATATTATAGCATAAAAAAACAGGGTGTCAAGCACCCTGTTTAAAAGTTGTATCCGTTGGATTACATCAAGTTAGTAACCTGAACTCTTCTGTAATACTTGTTAGTATTAGCAGTAAGTGCTCCACTACCTTGTGTAAGACCCTGTGCGAATGGGTTAGAAACCATTCCGTAACGAGTCTTGAATCCAATTTTTGGTTGGAAGGTATCTGGGTTGATTGCTCTGACCTGCTGTAGAGGTACATAAGGGCAATAGAACAGACCTGCATCATAAGCAGAAGTACCTTTGTATCCAGCAACGTAGAAGTGCTTGTCAGCAACGTTAGCAGAATAAGGGTCAACGTAAACTTTGATACGTCCGTTTAATGTTCCAACAAGAGTAGATGAAGTATCATCAACAGATGTTAAAGCATTGTTACCATTAAGAGCAGGTGCGTAATCTAGTACACCAGCCATTCCAAGAGCAGAAGCGACATCAGCTGAACAAATCAGGATGTTGCCCTTCCCGCGACGAGTCTCTTGCCCGATAGCGTTTGCATCTCTTTCAATCTGGAAAAGAAGTCCCTTGAATTTTTCAACAGACCATCTACCATTTGAGTCAACGTCTAGGTCAAAGATTCCGTCAGCAGCAGTATCATTGATAGCACCTTTTACAGCGTTTGTGTAAATTGTTCTAACAACTTCTCTGTTGATTTCAGCAAGTATCTCAGTTGAGAGGATGTTGCTTAATTCCTGTTCGGCATCCAAACCATGAATTGCCTTAAGGTCTTGAGCAAGTTCTAAACTGTACTCTGCCTTTAGTGCTCTAGACTTAGCAGTAACAGTTACCTTCTCAATTGCGAAACCCATTTCGCGGAACTCAGTTCCTGATTCTCCAAGAGCTTCAGCAGTTGCTGTTGCCATACCAGTTGCGTCAGCAGTCTGTTCGTATGTACCTGGAGATGAGTCGTTTAATACAGCAGGGTTGTTACCTTCTGCATCGTTGTTTGCAGAACCTGAAGCACCTGGATCATAGGAAGTACCGCTACCACCTGATTGACCTGGGTTAGGTTCGTTGAAGAATGCCTCTCTGTATGCAGCATTCTGAGGATCACGCTGTGTACCATAGTTAGTACGCATCGCGAAGATTAGTCCAGTAGGACCTGTCATTGGTTGAACACCAGCAATGTCATAAGCAATAAGCTTAGGCATTGATCTGCGAATCAATGAGATTAGAACTGGGTCAAAACCTGCGTTAGGACCAGTTGCTGTTGCACCACTACCAAATCCGCCTGTTCCAGCAGAATGTGTAGGTGCCTCTGTTAGCATTTGTTGCTCTTCTTGAGCAGCAAATTCTTGGTTTTCAAGAAGTTGTGCGACTACGCCACGCTTGTGAGAGTCTTCAATCTTTGGAAGACTTTCGTGATCAAGTACGGGTGCCCACTTTTCTTGTAATTGCTTTAAATCAGCCATTTAATTTTCCTTTAAAAATAGAAAAGTAGTATTTTTACAAACCATCATTTATGTAGACCAACGGCTCAGGGTATCAACATAAGCTCCCATTGCGCCAGTTAATTTGGCCTCGTCTACTACAGGATCCACGTCCTCTACAGGATCTGCACTAGGTGCGTCAACCTTTTTCGTAAAGTAGGATTCTTTAATAGTTGTGATTTTAGTTTTAAAATCATCTTCACTCTCAAACTCAACACCCTCAGAAAGTTCACTTAGTTTCTCTTTCTGCGTCTCGGTAAGACCGTGACCACATTCGTTCACAATTTCCATTTTTATATAAGACCCAAGTCTCTTATTCAAAGATACATTGGATTCAATTTGCTCGTTGAGTTTTCCTTCCATCTCATCAATTTGCTCAACCATACCGTCAAGTAGATTGAACTTCTCTTCGGGTACACCAACATGGTGCTCCTCAAAAAGACCTTTTAGACCGTCCATGAATGACTCTGCTATCTCGTTCTTAACGCCATGCTCTATAGCTAGGGAGTTCTCTTCGCTCCACTGCTTTGCAGCATACGAGATGTAATCGTCAACCTTTTCGGCCAATTCTGTTTTGATTGCCTCTACCTGTTCGGTGAGTGCATTTTCAAATGCTTCCTGTAGAGATGCTTTCTCTTTAGTGACTCTAGAGTTCACTGCAGCTTCAAAAATAGTAACTGCTTTCTCTCTAAACTCTTCGCTTAGTTCTTCACCAGCGACAAGAGCGTCAACATCTTCAGTAAAGTCGTACTCGGCTTCAGGGGTTTCTTCTTGGATCGTTTCGCCATCTTGCTCCTTAGAGTCAAAAAGTTTTCCTGATAAACCAGCACTTACGTTACCAGTTCCAGCTGCGGAGGGTTTAGTCTTAATTGACTTATCTCCTTCTACACCAACAGGTGCAGATGCCTTAGCTCCGAGGTTTTCGGTACCTTCGGGGTTGGACTTACTATCTGATCCACCGATGTCGGAGTGACTCGCACCAGAGGTATCAATTTTTTCACCAGAGGTTGCCCCCTTCTTTATTGCTGCAACGCCAGTCGCTGCGTCTTCGGTAAGAGTCGCAGTTGATGACATTGAAGCCTCAAATTCTGTGTCGCGGGTTTCGGACATTTGTGGTTCTCCTGTACTCAGCATTTGCTTTATCTAAGATTATTTATACTTTATAATGTTTGTAAAAAGGATTCAAACGCGGAAATCTTACGTTCTTGGATATTGATAAGTGTAGCAGAGTCAATTTCTTTCTTGATTTGTGCCACTTGGGACTCTTTTATGATCCCATTATCCCATACCCACTCTTTACCTTCCATGATTCCATCCACAAATGCGTCTGGAGCTGATGGATCAGCAACTATGTCTGCTGCTGTAGACAACATGAAGTCATCTTGTATTACATTACAATTGTTCTCCCGACGTATGGATCCCATACCTCTAGAAGATACACCAAGTTTTACACCTTCATCAAGTAGGTTTTTAGCAATTGTTCCCATTGGTGTGCCAAGAAGTTTTGCTCTACCTATAAAGTTTGATCCACTCTGTTCTAAACGTGTGATCTTATGTGATACGCGATCAAGGTTGATGGAAGGACCATCAGGATGACCTAGTTCACCTAGAGCACGTCCAGTTTGAATAGACTTCTGATCATATTTAGCAACTTCATTTGCAAGGACATGAATAGGATACATTCTCCCATTACGGTTTTTGATGTCACCTTGCAAAAAGATACCTTCAATGTAGTGAGATTTCTTACCGTTTTTTTCTTCGGTAATAAACTCAACTGATTCAATTTCTTCAGCTATTAGTTTCATCTGGTTGTTCCTCGTCTTGTGTTGCTTCAGGTTCCGCAGAAGCTTGAGGTGCTTCTGGTTCTGTTTCAACCGTTGGTTCTTCCTCGCTAGGAACGTAGTCCTTTGCTTGATCAGTCCCATCAGGTAATGATGCTGCTACATCATCAGCAGCTTTTTGAGCAGTATCGTCTGGGTCATATCCCCAGTTCTTTGCCCAGTCTGCTTTCTTTGCTTGAACTAGATCATAACTTGCTGCTGATATTGCATCGTTGGTTGCATCTACTGCACCTGCCTTATCGTCGGCAAAGATCTTATTCACTATGTCAGTTGCTATTTCTGAAGCCATAATATTCGGTTGTTACATATACTATTTAGAAAGTTCCGCGCTTCGCGTCAGAACTACTTAGTTCTGCATCGGAAAACAGAGGTTTCTGTTCTTGTGCAGGGGCACCGCCAGCAGCAGGATCTCCCTCCATACCTCCAGCAGCGGCCATCATTGCTTCCTCGGCAGGATCTACGATCTTACCTTCCTCCATCTCCTGATCTATCTGTTTATCTATTTCTTTTAATTCTACATCAGTCTGTTTAAGGATCTGACGACGTATGTGTTCAATGGAGAAGTACTTGCCGACAAATGGATCCATAACATTAACAAGATTCATTCTCTCGTTACGGATTTCTGTCTCCTTAAGTTCATTGAAGTAACTATCAGCGATATAATCAATCGTGATGTTCTCCTTCATCTCATCCCATTCTTCAATGGAACAAATGCCCTTAAGTATAAGTTGTGTCTTCAAAAGATCTAGGAACATCTCCCCGAATCTCTTGCGTAGACGTGCAATGAATTTTTGGAATTTAACTTCGTCTCGTGTGATTTCAGCAGCACGACCAATGTTAAATGTTGTCTCTGTTTCTAGTCTTGAAGTTGGGACGTTTAATGCTTTGTATAATTTCTTTTGGAAGTATTTGACATCTTCCAATTCACCCAAGTTCTGTCCACCAGGTAGAGTTGTGATCTCAGTACCACGACCACCTTCACGTCTAGGTAACCAGAAATCTTCTAGCATAGACATGAATTTCTTATCATCTCTGATCTCACCAGTAGATGCATCATATACTAACTTGTTACGGTATCTACCCATAACTTCACGGAGGTACTGCTCCGCTTTTTGCTTAGGTAAGTTACCTACATCAATATAGAATATTCTACGTTCTGGTGCACGAGACAAACGATAGATGACTAGAGAGTCCTCAATCATGCGGAGTTGGTTTACCGCTTTGATTGCCTTATGTAGGTGAGATAATACCATGTTCTTATTCAGATCCATGATACCACTATGCACATAACATATGGAATCAGGAGCAATCTTCAGTCCCTGATTACCTGTCTGCTTTAGTCCTTTAGGATTATACAGGAAGTAATCTGTTTGTTTCTGAGATAATGCATCGTTAATCTGAGTATTTGTACGAACTGGTTTGTTGTCAATCTCAGTAACTTTACGTATCTTACGAGGGTCAATGTATCTGATATCTACAAGACCCTTTTTTGGCTGCTTAGGGTCTATTACCTTATGATAAAAAAGTCTTCCGTCCACATACCAGCGTCGGAAGATCTCATAACTTCTATTGTCAAAATCTAAAAGCTTAAGGATGACATCAAACTCATCCCTCATTAATTTCTTAATCTTTTCACCAACTTTAAGGTTGGATAGTTCTAATGATACAGGAACTGCATCAAAATTACCACAGATAGTCTCATTAACAACGTCATCTACAGCAGAGTCACACTCTGGTTGTAGAATCATATCACGGTAACGACCAATTAGTTCATACTCATTACGAACTGTGCCATCAATATCTACGGTGTACCCAAAATGAGAACCACCTACGACAGGATACGAACCGTCTAGGTGGTCTTTCTGTACAAAAGAAGGCCCCTTTGGAGCCTTCTTCGCACGTTCAATTGAAAAACCGAATAGCTGTGACATCAATCTTGATCTATTATATAGTTATTTAGCAAGGTTTCAAAACCCCTTTTAAGCAACTACCCCATCTGGGATTGCTTGCCAGTACTGAACTTGTAGTTCTACAGTAAACTCTTCAACAGCATCATTTGATCCGAAGTCCAAATCTATTGCTGAAACATTACTTGGGAATACATCAGTAAATTTATACGATCTTAGAATCGTTGACTTCTCTGAAGAAGAAGCGTCACGAGAAAGTTGATGTACAAACATATCTGTGAAATATCCTGTAGCATCAGACTCGTCACCAAGTCCTGATGTTTGAGTGATGTTTTCGTTTGCTGCCTGAATTTTCTCTACCCAAGCCTCAAAAGCATTTCTTAGGGAAAATCTACTATCGTTCATAATAGTAATTGTCCAAGGTTCAAATGTCCTATCGCCAGCGATTTTTAATACGCGACCTCGGAATGGAACCTCAACGATACCCATCTGGGAGGAAGGTAGATTCGCTGCTCTCACAGTGAACTTACCCAAATCACTCAGACCAGTAGCGTTCGCGATAACTTCTGTAGGGAAACTTAAATCTACTTGGAATAGATTAGGTCTCGCAAAATCCGAAACTACACTTGACTTAAATGAGTCAATAGTGCCTCTTACTGCCATTTTCTGTTATCCTCCGTCTGATATTATTATTTAGACTAAGAAGCAATTTCAGAGAAGGCTACGCCTGTTCTGGTTGCTGTGAATGTCAATGTAATGTAATTGATAGTACGTGTAGGTTTAACGTATATTTCAGCGTAGAACTCACCACGATCAACTGCATCAGGAGGATTATTCTCTTCATCACACTTGACTAAGAAGTCTGTTACACCTCTACGTCCTTGTACGTCACGAAGATATGGTTCAACAATATTACGGAAGAGTGACCTTGAGGTCTCATCATTCTGTTCAAATAGTTGTTGCTTTGCTGCACTACTTATAACTCTCTCCATTGTGAGGAATAAGCGTCTGACATTGATTCTGTCAAATGCAGATTGATATCCAAGAGCAGTCTTGTCACCGAATAGGATAATACCTTGTCCTGGGAAAGACACAATTGGGTTAACTCTTTCTGCGTATAACTTATCTCTCTGATCTTTATTAGGAGAGTAAGCAAGTTTAATAGAGTTGCGTAGAACACCTCTTGAGAAACCAGCAGGTGAGAACCATGGATCCTGTTGAACACCAGTCTCTAGACATAATCCTGCAACGTCACCATTACAAGGGATGTAACGATAAACATCACTGTACTTGTCATAGATGTACTTGTAACCAGCATCTAGAACTGCATAAGATGTAGATCCTAACTTAGTGAAATAAGCGAGAATACGATCTGTAATTACATCAGAGTCAGACTGACCAATGATGTCAGATCTCTGTGGAGAGAAGAATGCTAGGCAATCTTTTCTTGTATTAACTATGTTAAGGATAGCATTTGCTTTTGCTACAGCAGCATCAGCAGTGGAACCTTGAGGTCCGCTAAGGATGTAATCAACTTGTATAGATTCTGCATCTGATACTAAGTTGTATGCTGTACTAAAGTTTGCTGAAGTATTTGTATAGTCATCTGCACCACCAGCAAACTGGTATTGAACAGAAGAACCTTCAAATCCTGCATACAATTCTTTTCCATCTGGTTCTGAAAGAACAGGACCTGCGGATTGAATTAGGTTGAATGAACGGTTAGCAGCAACATTACCCCAGTCACCTGTGGATGAAGCAGCACCTACTGTAAATGTTTCAGCAGTATGATTACCCCAATAGATGTAAGAAGAAGTTTGCTTAAGAACATTAGCGTAGTAATTGTTCTCACCAACTGTACTCTTAGCATCAGTTGCTTTAGAAACTGCAACGAATTTCTCAAGGAGAGTATTAGGTGTACCTGTTAGAGCACCGTCTCCATCAAGAACTATAACGTGTAGTTCATCACGGTATCCACCTTTATCAGCTGCATAGAGTGAAGTACCAGGTCTAGAAGCGAATGAGATCCACTTTTTGCCAGGTAGATACTCACGCTCTGGATACTCTTCTCTTACTGCACCGATAGTAGCAGTAGCAGAGTTGTCATCAGAAACTGTATTAGTTGCAGCGAATGCACCTGAGTTCTTATCAAGAACAATTTGTAGTTCGCGAGTAACAGTATCAATAGAACCTGTTACAGTACCTTGTGTTAATACCATTGTATTATCAATGATACCAGTTATACCAGCAGCAGGGATTGCAATCTCAGCAATTCTGTCTACACTATTCCATGAAAGAATATCAACTGTTTGAGGAGATCCACTAATTTCAATTGTTGAAGCAGTGACTGATCCTTCGTATGCCCAAACAACAGCACCATCAGTTGTTTCACCTGAAGTGTGTGTAGGAGCAGAAGCACCTGCTGTACCTGAATTAGTTGCTACGTATGAATTACCACCGTTTGAAACTCTAGCGTACTGACTGTAGTATGTACCTTGTGTCCATGCACCATGTACTTTAGGAGTAAATTCACCTGTGACATCAGTTTCAATTTGTAGTTTAACAACATAACGGAATACTTTACCTGAAGTACCACCGTTTACAAGAGGGTCTCCTTTAACGAATTCAAATTCGTTACCTGAATTAGGAGCTGTAATAGTTGCGATCTGGTCTGCACCAGCATCTGTTATGAAGACTCTTAGAGAGTTACCATATGCACCAGGAGTTGTAGTTCCAAATCTCCAAGTGTTAGTTTGTCCTGTCTCGTAAGTTGTCTCGTAGTTTTGTAAATTCTTAATCTTTACAGCAGCACCATTGCTTACCGCATTTTTAAGGTTTGTTGCATCTGCACGAATAGTTTTAAGTGTTCCACCGTAGCTCAAGAATTGAGCGGCTGTGAACCAATACTCGTAGTTGCTCTCATTTGGTTTGCCGAAGGTTGAGATGAGAGTTCTTTCGTTGTTTACATCAACGATCTGCTCTACTGGACCTCTTTCAAATGGTGCAGCAATCGCACCAATATTAGCCAGTGATACTGTGCTAACGGTAGTGAAGTCGCGCTCCCTAATAACGACACCTGGCGATAATTGTGACGCTGCCATGTGATCTTCTCCTAAAGAATACTATATCAGTTTTCTAGAAATATTTATAAATTTCAACTACTGAGAATCAACGATACTCCCACATATACGCACGATCTCCGTATTCGTCTGTATGCCAGACATCTCCATCCGCATCAACGAACGTATCTTCCGCAGTTCCATCGTTAATAAATCCGAATGGTGCCATGTCTTGTTCTATAGCATCACGTTGATCTTCATAGATCTTTTGACGTACATCATTATCATTCATTTCTCTGAAATAAGGTTGTAATGCTAACCACCCAAATATCACCAAACACATTGCCAGGTCATCGTTGCAACCCTCTTCTGCTTGGAATGATTTACCTTTTTGAATGAATGTAGTCAGCTCAGATATGATATCATAATCAGCAAGTAAGAGTTTATCTTCTTCTATTAATGCTTTTAAATTAGAGCACCCAATTGATTTAACAGTGGTACTCATCTTAACTCCCATCTGAACTTTAGTTCCTGAGAATCCTTGACCTACAACTTGCCCTGCCCTACCTCTCATAGATGCCATTAACAGATTATCATACTCCAAATCATAATGAATGATGTCTGCAACTTGTCCTCCAACATCATTTACTTCTACTAAAACGTATGCATGGTTGTAATTATTAGCTGCCTGAACCACAATGTTTGGGAACATTAGGGCTTTAATAGTATTGTTTCTATACTTACCTACCAGTGTATATGGGAAAGTAGTAGTGTCTATAATTACGAACGCAGAATAATCTCCTGCAACACCTCTCGCCACATCAACTGCAATTACATACTGATGATCTTTCTCCACTTCTTTGTATACATCTAATCCCGCACTAGTCTTAACAGGATCATCATATGCTAAAACTTTTAACTTACTTGGTGAGATGAGAGTATCAACAGATCCTAAGAACTCACACTCAAACTCAACTTTGAACTGTTGTTCTGATGTGTTTCTAATTGTCTGCTCTTTCCACTTAGCATCTCTACCAGGAATCTCAGACCAGTGTACTTCAGTATTTACATATTCATTTTTTCCGCGTTCCGAATCATGCCATAACTTGTAGAACATATTCATACCATGGGGTGTGGATATGATTATGACCTTGGTTTTTTGACCAGAAGATATAGTAGGATATACAGAGGAGAAGAACTCATCTGCTATATGTGTAGGAACGAATGCGAACTCATCTAGGAATATAACGTTGAATGACATACCACGAACAGCACTACTAGATGTAGATGCTGCCATGATCTTAGAACCATTCTCTAGTTCCAGACTACCTCTGTTCCAGTTTACGACCCCTTGTTGTAACCATTTCGGTAAGTGTTCGTACGATTTCTGTAACCTCCCCAACATTTCCCGCGACGTGGCCGCTTTGTTGGCAAGGATCGCGACGTTAACTTCTTCATTAAATAATACGTACCATAGAAGGTAACTCGTAACAATAGTGGACTTCCCAGATTGCCTGGGTAATTTTGCAATGTTGAATCTATTTTCATGAAACTTGTTCACCATTTCCTCTTGGAAAGGATACATGTCAAAAGGAACTAATCCTTCATCAAGAGAAACAATTTGGACATACTCCCTAATGAAGTATGCAGGATTCCGTGAACACTTAATATACTCCTGTACCTGCTCCTTCGTAAAATCTTGAGCGACATTAGATCGCTTTAGATTAGGATTACCTAAGTAAATATCGGTAGCAGCAGTTGCCATTAGCTTAAAGGAAAAGGTCTATCGTTTGGCGGTTCTTGTTGGGCATGTGTCAGCATCTCTTCTTCTTGCCCTGGTGTAAATTGAAACACTGCACTAAATCTTGCGACACCACCATGTTGACGATTAGGTGCTTTAGCACCATGTGGTATAGAGCCTGGGAATACTACAACTCTTCCAGGTTTAGGAACCACTGCATCAGTTACTTCACCATCTCTAATGAATACTGTTTCTGATCCCCATGATTCATTCCACTCGCTTATAGGATAGACCATGAAACTTAAAGATTCTTCGGACTCCCCATCTATATGTAGGTTAGGAGAATCACCAAAACGAAAGCAGTTATATACTACTCTATGGAAAGGTGGCACTGGTATACCAGATCTTTCCTGAAATATTTGAGCACACCATGTCTCAAATCTACCCCAGTTAGGTTGGTCTATAACCTTACCTAAAGAGTAACTACTTAAATCTTGTGATGGATCATCAAATATAAGTTGCCAACCGTCAAAGTGAATGAAGTATTCTTCCATTTGTTGCACTTCGCGTTCGGTGAACAGATCATCTAAGATAATGACCTGCTCTCGCTTTACCATTTTCATTTGGTTTCTTCTAT